TTTTCAAATAGATCATAAACTACAGCTCCAGAACCACCACCATCTAAAATACAACCTTTGGTTTTACCGTTAGCTATAGTTACACTTGCTCCTGAACCTTGCGAAATTGTTATAGATTGACCGCCTGATGTAGCATTTTCTATAAAAATTACTTTAGATACTGTATTTGGTAATATTGTTAAAGTTTTTGTTGCATCTAAAGTAGCGCTTGAGGTAACTTTTAAATAAAAAGCTCTTCGTTTATCTGACTGGCCGTTTTGTATAGTAACTTCTTTATTAGCGTTTGCATCAAAGGTTGCTTCTGTTTGATAAGAAAAAGCCTCTGCTATAAGGCTTAGATTAGTGTTTGTAGTAGTACCCCAAGAACCAATCTGTTCTCCAGTACCCATTTCCTCCAATCGTAAATCATTATCGTATGAACTAGCCATTATTAACCTCTACCAAATTATAATTAAATTATCATATTTAAGCTACTTCTTCCCAAGAAGGCGTTTCTGAATCATCTATTTCAGACCATCCAGGCGTTTGTGTATCTGAGATAGCACTAAAGTTAGAAGTTTGACTATCATCTATTTCTGACCAAACTAGAACAATACCTACTTCACCATTAGCTGATACAGAAGAAGGAGTTACATTAGCTTTTCCTATTGTAACAACCGTGCCTAATCCAGACGTTAAACTGTAACCGCTTATTGAAATATTATTATTGGTTGAAAGCGAAGCTGTTCCAAGGGAGCTAGAAGCTGATTGACCGTTAGGAGTTACGTTAGCTTCTGCATCTGTAGTTACAGATACCGAACCAACAGTTCCTAATAAACTAGGTAAGGTAGCAACCGCTTGTGCGTTTACTCCTACTCCTGCTACGGCAGAGGTTGCGTTTTGACCAGTTACAGAAACATTAGCTTCTGCATCAACTGTTGAGTTACCAAGAGCAGATGTGGATGATTGACTAGGTAAAGTTAAATTAGCTTTACCAGATACAGTTAGAGATCCTAATCCTCCCGTTGCTGCTAGACCAGTTACTCCTATCTCACCACCAGCTATAATCGCTACGCCAGATAAAGCAGAAGTTGCTGATTGTCCAGTTGGCGTTACATTAGCTTCAGCGTCAGTAGTTACTGCTACTGAACCTACAGTAGATACTAAGCTTGGTAAAGTTGCTACTGCTTGAGCATTTACCCCAACACCAGCTACAGCCGAAGTACCTACTTGGCCAGTTGGCGTTACATTTCCTAGTCCAGTTTGTGTAGTAGTGCCTAAAGCAGAAGTGGTTGCTACACCAGATATTTCTACGCTTACAGAAGTTCCGCCTAATGCTGCAAAAGGAGATTGAGCAAATGCGGATATACCAAACATTTTAGCCCTCCGCTACTTGTTTAGTTTCTACCTTTTCTTTTTCTAAAGAATTTTTAAGTTGTGCTACTAAAACTTGATTAGCAGCAGTTGCTACATCTATATCTTTTCTAGCTTGAGAAATTTTTATTTGTTGTTCTTGGACTAAAGATACTAGATATTTCTGTTCATCAGACATCTCATCTACATAGTAATCTTTACCGTCTAAATTAATTTTATTTGCCATACTTAATCACCTATAGTTTTTGTTTGTACTATTGGATTAACTAACTCATTAATCTGAGCATCAAGATTATCTTTTTTAACTTGGACTTCATCTTCGCCCATAGCTTCTTCGACCCAACCTTGTACATCGCTTGTAGTTAAATCTGCAAAAGCAGTAAAGTCTGATAAATCAGAAGTATCTAAAGTTTGTGTGCCATATACTGAAATAGAGATAGGTACATCATTACCAAAATCGTCTTTTACAGTATTAGCATCATCTTCAGCTTTTAGTCGCCAATGAACATTAAAGACAGTATCAGCTTTGCCGTCTATTTCTTTAACATCTACAGTTTTGACATCCCATGTATAATTAATTGCCATTTTTCACCTCGTTATTAGTCTGCTCTATAAATACCTTGAAATAAGATAAGTTGATTACCACCACTTACTTTATTGTAAATATAGCTATTGACTATACTACTCACTCCAGATGCACCATCTATTCTATGAAAATATATGTATGAAGAATTTCCTGGAATTATCGGAGCTCCAAACTCTGTAAAATCTGAGGCATAAGTATATCCGATGCTACCACCTCCGTATGCAGTTTGGTTCTTTGAAGTAAAAGGTAATGCACCTATACGAAATTGATCTGAATTATTTTGTGTAGCACCTGCAATATAGGCTTCAACCATTACTAGCTGACCTATTTTAGTATAATGTGCTCCATAAATTGCTGCTGCTGCAACTCCTGCAAATGTAGGTGTCCAAGTACCCTCTTCATAATCATCTAAAGCATTTGCTGCTGTTGTAGTGCCGTCAAAACTAAGGCCATCACTTAAATAAGAAACTCCATTACTGTCAAACCTTATTTCTTCATTTTGTGCAGAATCATGAATACTTAATCTACCATGACCTGATATTTCCGTTACTGAAAATAAATTGTTCTGTGTTGAATCATCACTACCGCTTTTTAAAACTCTTAATGCTGTAGATGTAGTACCTGTAGAGAGGATTTCACAAGGCACTATAGGACTTATACCAGCACCTATCCTTGTTGTTTTTATATAACCACTTACATCTAATTTTTGAGCTGGACTTGAAGTACCAATACCCACCTTTTCATCACTTGTAATAGTGATAGCTGTAGCATCAGAACTGTCCGATATTCCTGGAGTGCTTGATAATTCTACAGGTATTTTAGTTGTCATTCATCACCTAAAACAGTTTGAGCATCCTTCATTTCTTGATAAGCAGTTTTGACTTGATCAGTCCATGTTGCGTTACAGATCGCTTGAACTTTTGGATCTTCGCCAGATATGTCTGTATCTTCCCAAGTATCACTATTTTTAATACTTGGTTCTAAAACATGTCTATGAAAAGTACGGTTAAGTTCATTACCATCTTCCATAATTTTAGTAGCAGTTCTAACTTGTACTTGACCCATTTCAAGTACTTCAATTTTATCTACTACTATTTCTTTAGTTATTGCCATTTTTTACCTCTTTTAAAAAATCTTTACCCATGTCCATATACTAAGTTTATTATTAAATTAAAACCAGAAGGTACTTCATTATGAGTTACAGAATCATAACCAGAACCACTCCAATAAGCGAATAAACTAGAGCCACCGCCAGACCCAGACCAAAAATAAACTGCTTTACCTTGTGTGCCTGTATCTCCCCAAGCAAAACCTATATTTGAATCTGAATGCATACTGTAAGGCAATCCACCGATTGTCAAATGTGTACCATCAACGCTTGTAAAACTAAAACTTGACAGTCTTGCAGTTGCACGAACTATATTACCTATTTTTGTATAACGTGCTGATGTAGAAGTAACACTACCACCACTAGCTATTGTAGGTGTCCAAAGACCCTCTTCATAATCGTCTAAGGCGTTTGTTGCTGCGGTATCTGAGCCAAACTTTAAACCATGAGAATCAAAAGCAGCTATGCTTGTGCCTGAACCTGTGCCATTTAAAAACTGTATGCGTTCATCACCATGAGCCCAAATTTTAATATCTCCGTCAGTATTAAGTACAAAGACTCCTAATTCAGAACCATTTTCTAACCTTAAATGGTTTTCACTACTAGATTTAACTGTAAGCATATAAGAAGGAGAAGTTGTATTAATACCCACCTTCTCATCACTTGTAATAGTAATAGCTGTAGCATCGCTGTTATCTACGATCCCTGGAGTGCTTGATACACTTTTATCTACTTTAGTTAATGCCATTTTTTTATTATACCTATATTATTAAATTATACTGACTGCCAACTTGTCCAAGTGCTACCAGTATTAGTACTATATCTTGTGTGTATAGCACCTGTAATACTTGTTGCTGTCTGAGTTATGTAAATACTACTTCCACCTGTATTTACTGTTCTTGATATTACGTGCCACCAATTAGAACCGCCTGGATTATTAGAAGGTTGGAATCCACTTGTGCCTTCAAATATACCTCTATTTTCAGATACATACGCTTCATCAAAATCTGTAAAAGGCACACCTTCTCTATTAACGCCACCATTTACTACAGCAACAGCATCACCTGCATTTGAACCGCCAGAAAAATGAGATGTTGTGCCAATAAACACATCGCCAGTAGAATCAATTCTCATTCTTTCTGTATTTGCAGTACGAAATATCATATTAGCTGATTCACGTTGTATTAAATACATATCTGAACCAGATAAAGTAATAACAGAACCATCTGTTCCTGAACGACCTGTAGTATCATTTACCATTACATAAGCTACAGATGTCAAAGAACCGCCATCTAAAACAACTTGTTTATTTGCCCATCCTGTTAATGTAGTACCACCAATACCAACATTTCCTACATCTCTATCTATAACTATTCTGTCATTCACGGTAGTTTGTGAACCTGATTTTAATCTTAATGTATTATCAGCACCATTAAGTTTTAATCTAAAACCATAAACACCTGTTTGCCCAAAAGTATTTGTAGCACTAGCATAACTTGGTTGTTTTTCTATTAAATCTAAAGCTGCACCATCGGTAGGATTACTGTCGCTATAATTAGCTACTTCTATTACAGGAAAAGTTGCAGATTGAACATTAAGTAATTGACTAGGATCTGATGTACCTATTCCAACTTTTTCTGCACTTGTTATAGTTATAGCAGTAGCATCAGAACTGTCTGATACGCCTGTGTTTAATAAATTTCTTGATACTTTTGTGATCGCCATTACTCTATTTTACCTTCTAATTCTTCTACTTTTGCTGATAGTTCTTGAATTGCTTTTATAAGTCTTGCTTCCCACCTTCCAAGAGTTGCAAGTGTTTTCATTCCGTCCGCTCTTTCTCCTACTAAGTCTGGATAAACTTCTTCTATTTCTTGAGCTATAAATCCTTCTTGGTGTCCGCCGCCTTCTTCTTCAATGTAGTCAAACTCACGTGGACGTAGAGCTTTTATTTTTTCTATTTGAGAAGGTAAGTCTGTAATATTTTCTTTTAACCTTCTATCAGAAAAACTGCCAAAAGCACATTGACCTGAGCCATTTGCATTAATTTGCCCAGAACCTGCATTGTATTGATTAATACCAAATCTTACAAAAACATTAGAAGTTGTATTGTCATTTGCAGTTTTAGCCGCTGCAAAAGCACAAGATGAAAGGTCGCTTCCTGTTGTCTGAAATCTTGCTACCCCAACATTATCGTTTTGAGAAGCAGTTTTTACATATAAACCACCAACAACGCCAGTTTCAGTCGTACCTATCAGCAAACGACCAGAAGAATCAATTCTTGCTGCTTCTGTAAAACCGCCTTTAAAAAATCTTAAATCTTTTGTGTCGTTTTTAAATAAAATACCGCCATCTAACTCAGCATCGTCATCACCAAAAGCTATACCAGCATTACCATCTGTAGCACCTATAACTTTTAAATAATTACTAGTAGTAGCATCTCTTACCACTAATGGAAAATCAGGACTTGTATGACCAATACCAATATGGCCATCTGAATCCATAACTAATTTTTGATTTGAACCTACTGTAGAACCTGTGCCGATAACTAAATCATCAGCTGAATCGTCTAAACCTATATGAAAATCTTGTGCGTTACCGTCAAATATCAAAGCTGTATCTTCTGCACCACCATCACCAATTGTTATTTTTGGTGTTGTCCCTTTCAAAGTCATAGCACTATTAGTTAGTGTTAATACTTCAGTACCAGCAATATCCATTCTAATGGTATCTTCATCAGAAGATTTTTCGACCATAACTTTAGTATCACCATCTGCGTCTGATAACTGTATGGCGGAATTAATTTGTCCTACGGCTACAGATACTACTTCGATAGATACAGTATTAGCTGGTGCTTCAGAAAAAGTTAAAGTCGTACCACTTATACTGTAAGTTGCTTTTTCTTGATAAACACCACCAACAAAAACTTGCGTATTGTTTTCATTTGCTGGCGCTGCTGATAAGGTAAAAGTTGTATCAGATCCATCGCCAGTAAATTCATCTACTAAAATACTTGAGGCCGCTGCTGCTAAATCTGTAACAGTAAGTGTTATAGCTTCTACTGCTACGCCAGTTGGTGGAGCTACACCAAAAGTTAAAGTTTCTCCAGAAATACTAAAACTATCTTTGTTTTGATAGACACCATCAAAATAAACTTGTACTGCGTTTTCGCTTATTGGTGTAACACCTAATGCTAATGTTGTATCACTATTGTCCCCAGTCATAGTGGCCTTAACTACGTTGGCTCCCTGGATATTATTTAGTGCAGAATAAACTGTAATTACTCTTCCATTTGCGGGAGCTGTAGCAAAAGTTAATGTAGTGCCAGATATTGAATAAACATTTTGTGCTTGAAAAACACCATCAATAAATACTAATAAATTATTCTCATCTGCGACTGCATTTGAAATGGTAAAGGTAGTATCACTACCGTCTCCTGTAAAAGTATTAGTAACTAAAAAATTACCTACACCAATATCACCCCAAGCCGAACCAGAGTAACCTTCAAACTTTGAAGTTGTAGTATTAAATCTAAGATCACCAGCTGCTGGAGATCCAGCTCTTTGCGCTGTAGTACCAGTTGGCACATTCAAAGCAGTATCGACTTCTCTTATGGTTTTACTAGCTGGCAGAGTACAAAATACATCTTTGGTTCCAGCTGAAAAATTAACAGCACTATCACTATTAGAACTACTTAGTATAGTTGTTCTTGATAGTGTATCTGGAGAAGCGTCAGTAACAGTACCTATACCTACTTCAAACTCTGCTGTACCTTGGCCAGCAATACAATAATATGTTGTATTTGAATTACCTATACCAGCTACAAAAGTTTCAAAACCAGTAGCAGCACCACCTAAGTTGATGGTGCCAGTACCAGTTGTAGTGGTAGTTTCTTTTACCCTATCGTTTAGGACAAGAGCCATGCTCCTCTCCTACGCTATTCTTATAATAGCTGTACTTGCTGCTGCTGCAGGAAAAACTATTGTAAAGTCTCCAGCGGTTGAAGTTTTGTCTCCACCAAAATCTATAGTAGCTACTGATTTGTTAGAATCAGAACTATTATAAATCATACATCCTCTAGCCGTAATTGTAGCTGTGCTAAAAGTCAGATCTGAAAAATCTGTAATAGCAGTAGTGCTATCCAACGTAGGAGTAACATTTGTTAGTGTTCCGCCTCCCGAAGAATAATTAGTACCACTAGCTTCATTAGTAGTAGTAAAGGAAGTTGTAGTGGCTCCAAGAGTTGCAGAGCTTGTGTATAAAGCTAGTTTATAAGTATCTCCCGAACTATTGGTAAAATTGTGATTACCAAGTAGCAACTCTTTCTTAAAACTAGAGGTTAATGTAGATGTAATAGCCATAATTTACCTTTAATTTTATTTTATAGTTTTTGCTAATTCGTTTTCTCCACTTTTAATCAAATCTTGTTTCAAAGTGGATTGATATGATTTTATAGCATTTTTTATGTAAATTAAACAAACTTTATAAATAACATCCTTAAAAGCTTTAGCTTGTTCTTTTACATGCGGTTCATTATCTTCAGAATAACCAACAATTTTTTCTGTTAATCTTTCCGCCCAAAACTCAGGAGTATGTCCTCCGTAGTTTGTTGTTTTTGTTTCAACTATACCAAGCTCAAAAGAAACTCCAGGGGTTATTTCATCTACCATTTTTTTGGCTCTCCAAGAACATTAGGATCATTTCTATCTACCATAATAGGTGTTCTTTCTGGCCTAACTATGGAAGATTCATACTCACTTTTTTTCAAAACTTTTAATTTTTTTTCTTCGTCTAAAACAACCACCATAGGGTCTTTCAATCTATGGTAGCCATATAATTTATCTTGAGCATCCTCATTAGAATCTAATAAAGCAGAACTATTAGCCACTTCTACTTGTATATCTTTGTGCATACATTTATCTAACCAAAATTCACAACAGCCTCTACCAGCTTCTGCAAAGTGCAAGTTTCCTTTGTAACTGAAATCAATACCAAACAATTTTAAATTACCCACCTCATTCCAATAAGCAAAAGCTATTGCGTAAGCAACAGTATTATTTAAATAGTAACAATGACAGTCTCTGACAATTTGTTGTATTGGATATTCAACTACTGGCGGACACCTTTCATCGACTACACAAGAATATATTGGTTTGTCATGTTCTTGAAGAAGTTTTCGCATAGTTTCTGTTTGACCACCAGCATCATCACTATCTAAAAATCTTGATGGCGGATCCATCATAAAAACTCTGTCATGAAAAATTACACTTGCGACTGAGTTTATAGCCCAAACTTCATCAAAGTGTATTCCGTGTGATTTAGCTAAGTTGTAATCGTGCCAACTTTTTCCCATACCTACTATAGCTATGGTTTTCCCTTTTAGGGATTCTATCTTCTCCATTTTACCTCCTCTAAGTTGTTTGTGAACGTAGGGAGTCGTAACGGTATTCGTCTCTTCTTCCTCTACCTTCTGCTCTATTTTTTAGTCTTGAAATTTCTTCTTGGAATCTTCTTTCATATTGTTCTTGTAATTGTGCATCACCTTTCATAAATAAATATGCTTCAGACAAACAAGCAAAAAGTAAACCATTTCTAGCATTTTGAGATAACCAAGTGCCAGTTGTACTAGAAACAAGTGATGCTGGTTTATAAATATATTGTAATTCTACGGTGTAATTACTATCAGGTACTGGCGCTAAAACTAACGTAGAACCATTACTAGATGCAGTAGATAACTCTTTGTCATAATCTGCATAATACAAAGGCTTACCTCTTAAAGAGCTATCTGTTGGATCTACAGTATATTCTTGCATGAAAGAAGAATGTTTTTTTTCTAAATATGTGTAATCTCCACTACCATCGACAACTGCAAGATAGGTGCTCAAAATATAGTCTGAGGGCGCAGTTAAAAATCTATTACCAAGAGTTACATTACCTGAAACATTTTTTTTAAAAAAATCAAACTGAACTAATTCAAATATTCTTTCTTCTGCATTTTTAATAATGTCATCAAGGGTGCTGACAAAAGTAGTTTCATCATTCTCAACATAATTTTGTATCAAAGTTTTTAATTCAGTTAAGGTCATAATTTATTATATCAAATTAAGGAGTATTTGCTTGTCCACCCATACCTGAGTGATTTGTACAATAGTAATAAAGTGTTGGCGCACCTACGGCTACAGTTATTTGAGTGTAAGCACCTGAGCTACCAGGAGTACCATTGGTTGTTACGCCAGTTGTATATTCACTTCCACCGCCATGAGTGCCGTTGGCAGTAGTAGAAAATCTTAATGGGTGCCCACCATTAGAAGAATCAGACTGATCAAATCTATAAGTCTCGCCTTCAGATAAGTTCAAAGTAGGACTTACTGAGCCATTTATATAATATTTATTACCGTAACCATACGAGTTAGTACCAGAAGCAACTGTTACTGTGTAAACAGTATCAGCACTAACAGTAGGACTACCTATGGCAGAAGTACCAGCTTGTCCACTTACTGAAACACTTTCAGTTATGTTCCCAGATACAGTAATAGAACCTAAAGCAGAGGTAACAGCTTGAGAATCTAATGTTTGAGTTACAGTATTATCATTTTCTATAATACTGACAGAACCAACAGATGTATTACTTATTAATCCAAGTATTGTCCTACCAACTAAATCGTTGTTAGTTGAAACTCTGCCATTACCAACCTCTAAATCTGTATCTGGTCTAGCCTCGTACAAAGCCTCGGGATCTATTATATTTCTTGTAGTTTCTAGTTGTGGGTGTTTTTCTTCATAACAAGAAGGACAAGTTTTTGCACCATTCCATTCTTTTCTTAAATCTTTATATTTGTATTTAAAACCACATCTATCACATAAAGCGTATGCAAATTTGCCACTAGCATAAGCCATTAGACTTTCCTCGTTTTTCTAATATCTTCTTTGCCTTTTTTAAATATATTTACAACTTGGTTCTTACCCATAACTTTAGCTCTTTGTTCACCAACTGTTAATATTTGTATTTTTCTTGCAAATGGCTTATTGATTTTTTTTACTTTTGCAACAGTAGCTCTTGCATCTTTTGGGGTCGCAAATTTAATTTTTACGGTATCTTTAGGATTTTCATCCGTATATAAACGTCTGCCAGATCCTTTTGGTTTTTTTCCCGTTCCTTTTTTTGGGTCAGTCATTTTTTCTAGGCCCGTTACCTTTGTTATTGCCAGAGTCGTACTCAGTTAAAGCTTTATAATACTTTCTAGTTTCTATAGAAACTTTATACCAAAAAATATTCATACCTCTAGGATTTGAATTTTCACCTATCATAACAATAATGCAAAAAAATAAAATTATAAATAAAAGAAAATCCATTTTTAAATATTACATAGTAGTTGTTGTTGCTTGATAAGCTCTTCAAGTTCAACAAAATTTATCTGTTGTACTTGTTGAGGGCGACTTTCTGAAAAGCCCATTAAACACCTCTTAAATGTGGCCTTATCCTAAAACTAGCTCTATCTTCGTCCTGGTCAGCAGCCCTTCTAAATTCCTCTTCATAAATTGCTTTTAGTTCTGCTGTTCTTTGTGGAGCTCTTTTTATGCTTATGTAATAAGCAAGACCAGCTGCAAAACAAGGGTAAAATCTAAAAGGTAAATCCATAGTATTAGTTGCAGTATCAGCATCATCCATTCTAACTAATTTATTAAAAACCAATATGTCTGTGGAATTTTCAGGCGTTGGATAAATTTTAATAGCTGGAGTTGTTTGTTTATCAAAAAAGAATTGATTAGGTCTAGCCTTTGTATCTTTGTTTGGAATATTTAAATACTCGCTTCTGCTGATTCTACTCATATTGGTGTCTGTATTTACAGAGTTAGTTGTTCTTCTAACAACCATATCCAATATATCAATTACATTAGTATTTAAACTATAACTATTTGTACCTTCCGTTACTGTTTGAGTAGTTTGCTCAATAGTCCATTGATTCAAACCTCTGTTAGCCCATTCAGCTAACATAATGTTTATGGATCTTTTGGCGGTTTTTAAATCATAACCAGTCCTAAGTTCAATACCACATCTTTCAAAAGCTTCTTCTATAAACTCTGTAACATTTGGTTCAAAATTTGTACTGCCTGATAACGCCATTAATCTTCATATAAGTTATTAAAAGTTATTGCAGGATCTAAGTAACTTTCGTGTCCTTCAGCAGAATGTGTCCATTGTGAAGGTTTAAAGTCAGGAGCACCATCTCCTGTTACCCAAAGAGCTGGACTTGTAGCCCTTACTCTATTGTTTGGTAAGGCTACTAAGTTACCTTTCCATTTACAATCTTCTGTTATATATAATACATGAGATTGTTTATGTTGTGCACTATCGTCAGCAATATCGGAGTCAGTATAATCAACAGTAAACAAATATCTGCCTTTAAAAAATTCGCCATCTAATTTACAAAGCCAAGGTGATGAGCTTACTCTATCCATAACTATTACTGAATGGTTTCTAGATTCACAATCCCAAGGTTGTGCAATATGATCTTCCATCGGTTCAGGAAAATCATCCATAGGAATATCAGCCACTAAAGCTTGGATAGGCATTCTAGCCCACATAGCTCCGCCATGGATATTTGGCTCGTTGTTATCTTCACAATCTGACTCACAACCCGTAAAGACTACTTGAAAACTCAAAGACCTATCAGGAATAGTATTAACTGCAATTACTAAAGCATGTAAATACTCGTCATGGTATTTTTCGTGATTGTGAGTAAATTCCCTTCTTACCCAACATTTAAAATGTGGGACATTACTAAGTAAGTATGACATAAATGTAAGTTGTTTTTTAAACTAAAAAGTTATTTCTTTTTACTGTTTAGATTTAAAGCTCCGCCCTTAGATTTTTTCATCATAGAACCCCCTTTTGATTTCTTCATTAAAGAACCACCTTTTGATTTCTTTAATATAGAACCACCTTTAGATCTCTTCATCATAGATCCGCCTTTTGATTTTTTCATCATGGCTCCGCCCTTAGACTTCTTCATTAAGGCTCCGCCCTTAGACTTCTTCATTAAAGCTCCGCCTTTGGACATCTTTCTTACGCTATAGCCTTTAGTTTTCTTATAAGTCATTTTTACCTCAAGATATACTGGTTACTTTTTTACGGTCTTTCATGATGGCACCGCATCCATTGGCAACAAATCCGCCATTACTCATTTTAACTCTATTTTGTTTCGACATAGCACTTTTAATTGCTTTATCTCTTGAGCCAAAATATTCATCTTTAGATGATTCTATTTTGCCATCGCCATCATAATCTCTTTTTGCTTTTTTCATCGTAACCTCGCCTCCAGCGTTTAGTTTGTTAGAAACATTTATTGGTTTGCCTTTTCTTCTTGGGTTGGGATCTTTCTTTCTTTTTCTAGCTACTAGCTTTGCTCTTTCTTCTTTACTAAGACTGTTTGCTCTATTCCTTGGTAAACACTTAGGTTTTCCTTCTGATTTTTTTCTATCTCCACATTTGCCTTTTATAGAACCATCAGCTCCAATTCTTACCCAATCTTCGTCTAACCAACTTTGTAATTGTCCTTTACTCATCTTATTTTCTCTTTTAAAACTGCTCCTTGTCCAGGAATAGAAACAAAACCACCATTTCTTTTTTTTGATTTACTAGCATAATTTGGATCCTTACAATATCTAGAAGCTGCTAAATTAGCATAAGCACTTGGATAGACATCAAATGTTCTTTTAGCCCAAGCCTTACCTTCTGGACATATTTTTCCTTTACTTTTTGGTTTTTTATTATCACTCATATTAACAATCCCAATCTTTTCTAGCCCAATAGTTTGCACTACACCTATCGGTAGTGCCTTTCATACCAGCACTCCTTGAGCAATAAGATTTTTTTCTTGATTTATCCCTTTTGTGCATACCTAATTTAGCATCACCAAAGGTAATTCTTTTTACTCTTTTGCTTTCGCTACTACACCCCATAACGAAAACTACTTTTCTTTTTTTTCCATAGCCAGGCTCCCCTTTACGGAGAGCTCTTGGACTATTTAAAGTTACTTTTTTGCCTTTATACTCAGCCATTATTCGTAGTCTTTTACTAATTCTAAAATTATAGAATAAGTATCGCCTGAACTATGTCCTACTGTAGTGAAGTCTATATCGCCAGTTTTACCTGATCCAGCATTGTTTGGAATACCAGTAAAAACGTCAGAATAATATTCATCACCAGTAGAGTCAGCAGGTAAGCCTGTTATTAGAACATTAGTAGAAGCGTCAAATTCAATATTAACGCCCATACCTCTACAAGCCCACCATATTTTAGCTACTTTGACCGCAGTACATGCCTTGCCTTGACTACTACTAGCCAAAGCAGAGACATCTACTTTTTTTACAGCAGATTCACCTGTTCCGTCAGAAACATTAGTGAATTTCATAATAGCAACTCTTTCACCATCTTGGATGGTTTGTGATGTTACTGTATCAGCCATAATTTACTCCTTATGCGTCAGCAAACATAGTTACTAGAGTTCCTGATCCTAAGACAATACCTTCAACGGCATACTTAGCAGAAGCAATTGCTGTAACTTTGATAATACTTCCAGCGATTCCGCCTTTGGTTGAACCATTTAACGTAATTACATCGTTAGATGCTCCAGAAATAAAAGTTTTACCTGTGCTGTCGTTTACACCTGTGTATAAACCTCCAACAAATTTGTCAGTACCATCTGTTTTAATATCTAAATCAGTAGCAGCAGTTTCTATTACAAAAAAGAAAGAAGCTCCTAAATTATTAGCTTGGTTCGGATCTGTTGGATCTGAAGGACTTGTAGTAACAATACTTGGCAAAGTGAATTTACCGTCTGCATCATTACAAGTTAAAATTTTTCCTGCGTGAGCATCAACTGTTAAAGATGTGTCAGCAGTCAAGCTTACTACTGATGTACTACCAGCAGTTATAAAACCAGAGATAGATTTAACTGGCCCTGAGAATGTTGATTTTGCCATAATTTCCTCCTTCGGAAATAAGTCTTATAGTCTTGGCTTGTCTGCTAGGTCAGTCTATAAAACAATTAATTAATCCTAGATAAATTAATTTTATTATACGGCTTGGTCATGTTCAATAGGTAATTTTTCTGTAGCTTCTAAAACTGACTTATGTGCCTCATATAATTTTTCGTAAGCTTCTTTTGTTAAATTATTTTTACCATAAGTTTTTATTAGATCTTCACCAATCATTTCTATCAAACATCTTGTTGTAACTAATCTGCCTCTTATATCTTCGCTTTTTTCTTTGTCGGTCATAATTTTAAATTGTTTCACTTGTCTAATTTCGTACTCTCTTGAGTTTCTAATATTAATTAATTTTTTTTCTAATTCAGTATAACTGCCCCAATCTCTTATTTCTGCGACAGTTCTCCCACAACCTTTGCATACATCATCAAATGGTATTACAGAGGTGGTACATCTACCCACACATGGGGTTTCAGATAAATTATTTGGTTTGTGTAACCACATTTTTAAAAAAAGGGAGAGCCGAAGCCCTCCCCTCTTTATGATTATTAAGCTCCTTGAGAACCGTCAACACATCTCCAGTTAGAGAATCCAAATGAATATCTCTCTCTGGCTTTATATCTCATGTTTCCAGTATCAAAATCACCTTCTAATGCAGTTTGTAGAGGACTTCTAACAAACATTTTGAACCCATCAGGAACATCTGTTTTCAAGAAGAACGCATCTGGATCTACAAGATAGTGGTTTACCACATAACCTTGTGGAAGCATTCCTTGGTTTCTGATTGAGTTAATGTCGTTGTCTGAAGTAGCAACTCTACCAGGAGTATTTAAAAGACGATCCGCCACGAATTGTAATTGTGGTGGAATAATCAATTTAGTTCCTTGTAAAGCTATGTTCAAACCACGATCATCAGTTTGAGTTGAAATCCTTATCAAAGCATCTTCTAAAGATGTTTCGTTAAGGTCAGCAAAAGTTGTTGCTCTGTTAGCAGCAGTACCAGTGCTCAACGGGTGGTCAGTAGCGATTAACGGCTTACCGTCTCCACCAGGAAAGCTAGTGCTGAATGCGTTGTTCAGAATATTTGCAGCTTTAATTTGTTTAGTATGAGCCATACTTCTAGCTAATGCTTTGGTATATCTCGAACCTAAACGGTCATACAAATTATCTTCAACAGCTTCTTCAGTTAATGCGAAAGCAAGAGCTACAGTTTCGTGTTCATAACGAGCTGTAAATCCTTCAGTTGCATTATCAAAAGCTACGCCAGCACCTTCTGCTTTAGTTGGAGCATTACCAAAACCAACAATCATGACTTCTTCTTCGAAAGCTCTATCAGAAGTGTTTTCTTCAAAGATTTCAGCATGTTCGTTGTCGTAACGGTTGTACTCCATACCAAAAAGTGCATTTAGACCTGGCTCTAACTCTTTAGCTAATTGTGCTCTATTAATTGCCATGGTTACACCCCTGTAGTAGTTGAGTAAAAGTGCTCGTTAATTTTAACGATCACATTCACGTTAGCAGAACCTCTTTCGTCATTGTCTGGGTCTTTTGAAAACCCAACAATTCTAAAGTTTTCAGCAGCAGATGTTGCCCCTGAATCTACTTCAGCCTTTGATTGGCCAGTAACTGTAGAACCAGCTGTGTAAGCTAAATCCACGTTAGCACCAACCGCAGTTAACGCAAGAGAACCAGTACATTGTACTTCGTAAAGATTGTTTGGGTCATCTTCAACTAAAGCAGTAATTGTACTTGTAGATGTTTGTCCTGATGGATAGTGTGCTTTAAACACAACTTGTCCGTCAGTATCAACAAATTTACAACCCCTAAAAATTCCCAATATTGGTTGCTCACCCGCTGCATCGCAAACGAGTATAGTACCAGCAGCAGTCATTCTTACAGGGTCGCCTGAGAATATACTTCCAGTTGCACCAGAGGCTATTTCGTATTCGGTAGTTCCATTGTTTTGGACACTTGAACCTAATCTGCCTACTAGCTTAAAACCGAAAGGTGCATCTTTATTTGCCATAATAAATACCTTTTAATTATGAAAGTTTAGTAAACAGCGATACTCCCATTTATCTTTTACCGCCACCAAAAGTAACGCTAGATGATCTTCTTGGCCTCTCTATTGGAGAACGATCATCAGATTCCTTCATTAAATCATTATCTATTGCTTGTTGCATAGTTTGCGACCTATCTGTGAAATAATTATTTCTTTCTTGTCGAGTTTCTAAAGGAATCTTAGCTAATAAAAGTCCACCTACACTAATGACTCCAGCATGTTTTCCATCCTGAATCGTTGGTAATTCAAAATTTTGAATTTCCTCAGCCCTTACAAGCTCAAAGCCTTCTCTCAATCGAGACATAACATTTTTCTTGTCGGGTTGGTTAGCGATTTCAGCACGAATCCATCTGTATTCATAACCTTCAGGAGGTTCTGGAGTTTCTAGAGTTGATGGGCGTTGCCAAGGTTTGCGAGATTCAAGGGACTCTCGTGTGTCCGCAGAACGTGGAGCTCTGTTAAATTCTTGTTCCTTATTTGTTGTTTTCTTTGTCATGTTTTTACCTTTTAACAAATTTTGCGTACTCTTTCAAAGGTACGTTTAGTTTTTTAGCCATTTCTACCTCTGAAGGAGAAAGTCTAACCTGCTTTTTATTAGATCCTTGAGAATCAGCTCTTGCAGCAGAAGCAACTCTTTGAGTAGCTTGTGGTGCTGGAACAGTTTCAGTTTCTACGCCAAAGTCGTTTGGAAACTTAGACCTCAATCTATTATCTAATTCATTGTAATACTCATCAGTTTGACCGTCAAAGCCTTCTTTAACTAAATCATCATGAATAGTAAAGGCAGCAAGAGTTCTAATTCTATCTTCGCCAAACCATTCATTTTTATCAGCCCAAGCTTCTGCTTTTGGATCAGGCTGAGGCGTTTGCTCTTGCATGTTTTGTTGAGGTATTACAGCATCATTTGTAGGGGCTTCTTTAGCCATTTTTATTCTATTTTCTTCGACTGCAATTGTAGATAAAAGGCTAGTTGCTTTTGCAGCCTTATCATAGTCTTGTGCTTCTTGCGCTTCAGCTAAAACTCTTGTCGCTTGTTGTTTTTGACTTTCAAGCCTTGTTTCTGCTTCTGCATAATAATCTTGATTAATTTTTTCACTCTTACCTTTTAAGGTTTCATATTCTGATTTCATGCTATTAGCATAATTAAGAGCAGAATCTCTACCTCTTTCAGCTTCTCTTAGCTTTCGTGTAAGATTGTTTATTCTTTTTTGAACATTATCAGAATAATTTTCTAACTCATCATCTGACTCTGCTTTAGCTTCTTCAGCTTGTTCAGTTTGATTAGCTTCTGAATCTGTATTTTCTACAGCTTCAGTTTCTTCTGTATTTTGTTCTTCCTCTATAACTTCAATTTCTTCTACAGCGTCTGTAGATTCTTGCAAGTTTTCTTCTTGAATTAACTCAGACATAAAAACCTCCTATACAGCAACTATGTCGTCTGGATCTTTTATAGTAGCTAACACTTCATCATCGTTTATCAATCTACATTCGGCTTCATCACCCAATTTAAAACGACACCCAGCGTATCTACCTATTAATACCCATTGTTTTTCTTGGCACCAAGCGGTACCCCCAAATTTAGATTCATCCTTATAACAAAGAGGCCCCATTTTAACTACATAAGCACATACAGAAGCCAATGACTCTCTTTCTACGTGTTGTTGTGTTAACAATATGCCTCCTTCAGATACACCTTTACCTTTATAAGGCAAGACTAGAATCCTATACCCTGAAGGTTGTGGCATTCTATCTAATAAAGATGATTCTAATAAAGTTGGATCTAAAACTCTTTTGCTTTCTTCAACATAAGCTTTATCAGCTTCTGTTTCTTCAGACTGTTCTTCTTTTTGAGATTCTTCTATTTCTTTGGCTATGTGGTTAGGGACTACCACCTTGTTCTGGCTCTTCATACTCTTTTCCTAGCAGTTCTCTAAAAATACTTTCTGCGTCAACGAGAGAACTGTGTCGCCCACGCAAAAATTCATATTGAGACATATCTTTTACCCCATTCAACATTTGGGTTTTGACATCCTCTTGTCGTTCTCTAAGAGCTTTTAAATATTTCTCTCTTAAATCAAATATGGACATTAATAAACGCCATCGAACTTGGTACCAAATTCTGCAATACCACTTCCTTTAACTTTACCTTTACCCATTCCTGGCGTTGGAGTTGTACTTGCTGAAACATTTTTTTGTTGTTTTAGCTTAACAGTTCCTTTGCCTTGATATTTAATTGAACTTTTCATTTTGCTATTCTATTGTATAAATTATAAAAAAGTAAATTATTTATTTTGTAAATCTATCGATTTAAAAAGTCTTTGTTGTTCTAATCTGTCTTGAGCAGTATCGTCTTTCATCCTAGCAATATCTTCAGAAGCATCAATTCTTTCTCTATCAACACTAATTCTTGCTTGGCTTTCTTGAATTTTTCTTTCTTGATCTGCAACAAATTGTCTTTGTTCTTGTGCTAATTCTTGACCTTTAAGAGCTAACTCTTGTTTTCTAATTGTTACTAAAGGATCTTCATCTGCTGGCGAAGATACAGTTTCAGTAAATTCAGAAACTAATTGAGCCAATATTGGAGCACTAAATTGACCTAATATTTGTGCAGCTTGTTGCACTAATTGTTGTTGTTCTTGCCCAGAAGTTTGTTGAGAAGCTTGTTGTAATTGTTGATATTGAGCCATAGCTTCTGGTGGCATTTGCGATTGTGCTATTGCATCTGCTTTCATTTGCAAGTGTTCCATAATATGCGAAAAGATATTTGCTTGTACTTGTAAATTAGATTGAACTGGCGATGTTTTTAAAAGAGATTTATGTATTTCTATATGAGCATCATGGTTTTGCTCAGGAAAAGCTTTAGCTGTTCCACCAAGCAACAAAGTATTATTTTCAACACCAGCTTCTGTTGGTATTGGTTCTGTAGGCGGAGGTGGTTGTAGTAAGGAATCGATATTATCAACTCCTATGGCAGCATACATTCTTCGATAAGATTCATAAATACCATTAGGCCCATGAATCTGTGGATTAGATTGCACTAAATTCATCATTTCTTGAGCCATAGCTATTCTTTGAGCAGAACTAAATATGTCGGGATTAGATATAGGAATAATATCTACACGATCATCAAAGTCAGTAATTTTTAATTGACCACCGCCATTTGCAGTCATGTAAGGATATTCTGGCGGTAAGTATTCTTTAAATACTTTAGCCAATAATTTAAATTCTTTTCTTTGTGCTGAATGTAATCTTTTGTGTATTGCTGATAAAACTTTAGTAGATCTTTCCAACAAAGCCATAGTTGTACCAACTGGTGCTTGTGGATTACCTTGTCCAGTATTTATTTCTGCAATAGAAGCAAATTGTTTACCAGAATTTACAAGAACAGATAACAAGGACAATAAAGTTTGGCTTGGTTCTTTGAAAGGCAAAGGTTGTATTGCATCTGCAAGTGAACCTCCAGGTGCATCTACATCTCTAAATTCTCCAGGCTGAATAGGAGAATCTTCGTCTCGTATTCTAATCCCTCTTGTCTTGAATCCAGCAGGTAGATTCGCAAGAGTTCCTGCGTCTATAAGTTGCCTTAGTATAGATGTAGATGCTTTTGATAAGCCACCAATCATGTGTGTTAGACCAAATCCGTAAAACCCTAATCCAGGTAAGAATTTAAAATGAACAAAGTATTCTATTTTACTTTTGTACGGATCTTGTTCTAAATAGTTTCTTCTAATTGATAAAACTTGTTGTGAATTTGAATCAATAGTAACTATGTAAGGTAATTTAACACCAGTTAATTGACCTTCGCTATTGGTATCTTCAAAGCCATCTAAATCTAAATTACAATGAACTTCATATAAAACAGTTACTTCTGATGAATCGTAAGTCTGTTCTACTCCAGCTAATTCTTCTATTTCATCTTTTATCTGCGAAGATTCTTCAGCAGATACCCCATAATCTATATTTACATTTCGATAAAAACCTTGTGCTTGAAGTTTTCTAACTTCGTTTTCTGGCATTTTTATTATGTTAGTAATTC